GACCCCGTTCGTCCGATCGAGCGCCGTTTGCAGACGCGCACGTTCCATCAGCTGGCCGTTGAGCATGTCGAGCGCTGCGGCCGTTTCGCGCGCTGCTGCGGCATCGGCGGCCAGTTGCGCGGCGAGCCGATCCTCGGCGGCCGCCTGTTTCGCAGCGGCAAGGCCCCGCGCGGCCGACTGAAGGTCTTCGGCCAGGCTGCCGACGCCAAGCTCGGTAGCTTTGATGGCGAGCGCCTCGATCTTCATGTCGCGCAATTCCTCGCGCGTCTTGCCGACCGCGGCCGCTTCGCGGATCAGCGATCCGACCAGCTTTTCGACCTCTTTTTCGGTGCGGTTGATAGCCGCCGTCGTGGCCGCCGCCTCTCGCGTGGCCGACGGACCGATGACGGACATGCCGGCGGTGCGACCAACCTTCTGAGCCAGGGCGTCGGCAGCAAGGCCGGTCTCGGCAATGGCGGCAGACGCCGCCCGCATGTCGCGCTGGGCGGCGTCGGCGAAGGCCGTGACGCTCTTCGTGGCGCCCGCCAGCTTGACCATACCGGCCGTGCCGCCCTCGATCCGGTTGGCGTTGGCGAGAATCTTGCCCTCAGCCGAGTCCATGACCGCAATCAGCTGCGCCATCTGTCCGAACGAATCCGTCGGATCGATGGTGAAATCGACGCCGAGGCCGGCCGATTCATCGTCAAGCATCTCGGTCCTCCATCGGTTACGGCCGGTCGGCCAGGGCGTCGATCAGCCGAGCAGCTTCATCAGCTCGGCTTCCTCGTTTTCGCGCTCGCGCGCGGTCGGCAGGGTCCGCCATGGCGGCGGGCAGTTTTCGTCTTCGGCACGCCGCCCTTCGGCGACGTAGGCCAGCGACAGGCGGTGCAGGAGGCGGGCTTCCCATGGGGCGAGCGGCACGCCGGTGCAGCGCTGCCATGCGTCGATCTGGAGCCATGTAATCGGCCCCACGCCCATTCCCGCCTCCGTCAGGCCGATCTCGATCAGCCAGTCGGTGACGTGCGGTGCGGGATTGGGCGGCAGTTTCGGTGTGACGCGGCGCCGCTTCATGTCGTCGATGCGACTGAGGCGAGGTTGATCTACCTCAGTCTTGCCGCGACGGCTGCGCGGGGGCGGCTTTGGCGTAGCATGCAACCACGCCAGTTGCCGCACCCACAGCGTCAGGCGGTCTTCGACGCGGCGCTGAAGTTTCCCCAGTCGCCGACGAACTTGGACACCTGCTTTGCGACGAAGCCGAGCGCCTGGTCGCCATAGACGGCGCGGAACAGGTCTTCGCCGGCCAGCGGTTCGGCGTCATCGGGCATGCCGGCCGGGCGATACTCAAAATTCTCGAAGCTGACTGTGATCGAGGCGAGGTCTTCGGCCACCGCCTTCGCCCGCTCTTCCGGCGACGCGGCAACGACCTTGCCGTCATTGTCGTCCATGCGCTTCAGCGCGCGGGTCGACTGGCGGGCTTCGACGATACCATAAGCGGTCGAGCCGGGGCCGTGGACATGGATGCGAACGGGAAGCTTGCGCGCGGCGTCGGCGTAGAGCGGCTCGCCGGCCGCGCTCTTGATGTGCAGGGCAGCGGTCGAGGCGACCGCCAGGGTGGCGATATTGAGCTTCATGAATGGTTCCTCGCGGGGGATGGCGCACCGACCCGCCCCGCAAACCCGCGACGAGCGGGGCGAGCCGGTGCAGAAGGGTGCCGGCGTCGCGGGCGCCGGAAGGGGATGGATCAGGCGGCGGGGACGCGCACGACCTTGGTGCAGATCTCCACCGTCGGCGTCGCCGTCACGATGGGATCGGCGCCGTCGACCGTTTCCGGCCAGCCGAACACACGCGACTGAAAATAGCGCTTGGCGCCGCTCTGATAGGTGACGCGCACCGCATAGAGAGCATTGGTTTCGTCCTCGGCCGCCGTCCGGAACAGCATCTGTCCGACGTCGCTTTCGTCCAGGCCGAACTGGGGCTGCAGGGCACCATAATCGGCGCTGCCCTTCAGCTTCTGCTTCGGTCCCTTGAGGGGCTGAAATTCCGTCTTTGCGAACGTCGCGCCGATCGTGCCGATCTTTTCGCAGTTGCCGGCCTCGGTGTAAGTCAGGGCGGCGTAACCGGCCGCATCCTGAGTGGCGGGAGCGGCAACCGAAATCGCGATTGCCGAACCCGCTCCGGTCTGAAGACCACCCATAGTTACTCCTGTCGTGTTGGCCGGATCAGTCCGGCGGGGTCAGTCCTGTCGCGGGCAGGAAAGAGGGTTATTCGGCCTTCGCCGGCTTGGCATTCGCCGGCTTGGCGGGGGCAGCATCCGGGGCGGCATTCGGATTGACGTCCGATGCGCAGCCTGCCGCGATGTAATTTGCGAGGCCCGGCTCGTCGGTCAGATCGGCGCCGAGCTCGAACTCCTTTTCGAGGCCCGCATCGCGGAAGCCGCGGGCGGCGAACATTTTCGTCTTTTCGGTCATGGTTGCACTCCTCACGCTGGCACGTCGAATGTGACGCGGAAATCCTGTGTCTGTTCGAAGCTGTCGCCTGGGCCGAGGACGGCGGGGCCAAGCCCCGCAGTTGACACCGACACGCGCAGGCAGCCGGCAAAATCCCCGCGGCGATCACGGCCTGCCGCGCGAACCCTCTCGATCGCGGCTTTGCGTTCGCGGACGCTCGCGGCGCGCACGGTCACGGCCACCCGCTCGGTCGACCGGACGAAGGCGCCGCCCTTCAGCGGCTGGCGATCAACGGAACTGACGGTGCGCAACAGGATGGCGGTCAGCGCTACGCCATCGGGCAGCCGATCCTCTTTCACGGCGCCGCGATCGGCGATCGTCTTGATCGTCGCGTCGGCCAGCAGCAATTCGCTCATGATCGCGGTGCCGCTCACGCCTCATCCCCTTCGTCCGTGCCGATGATGCCCGCGCGCCTGACGCGGGAGTTGATGTACGCCTGCGCCGCAGCCTTGGCCTCGGCTTCCTTGGTATCGGCAGCGGGACGCAGGAACGGGTGAGGCCGCGCGCCGGGGTGGTAGACGGAGGCGCCGACGGGCTTGCCGTTAATGACCAACGTGGCGTGTAGCGCCCCGTCCCCGTCGCTGATCCGCCGGTTGATGCGCCGCGCCGTCATGCGCTCGCGATATTCGTCGTCGACCGTGATGAAATGGGCGCTGGTGCCATATTCCAGCCAGCGGCCGACATAGGACCCAGGGCCGGCCAGCAGGACACGCGCGACGATCAGACCTTGGCGCTTTTTCGAACGGACCTTAACCGCATCGGCGATCAACACCTTGGCGCCCGAACCGCTGGTCGCCTGACGGCCGCCGAGCCGGACCTTGGCCTCGTCGGCGATGACCTTCGCTCCGGCCCGCGCAGCGCCGGGCAGGACGCGCTTGACCAGTTCGGCGGGCAATTGTTCCATGCTCTGGCGCCAGCGGGCGCCACCCCGCCGCTTCGCCATCAAGCGGGATTGCCCGGCGACGTGTAATCCTCGACCATGAACTCAAGTCCGGAACGACGCCCGAGGACCGCAGGACCGGCCACGATCTGCATGATCCGACTGCCTTCGACGAAGCGCATATTCGGCGCGATATCCTCGCGATAGCGCATCCGCACGCGGGCGGGCCGGGCAGCGACGTTGATCCCATCGGCCAGCCGTTCCGCCCGGCTTGGCAACGCGTCCTGGATGCCAGCCCAGACGTTGGCCTCGACAAGCGCCCATCCCCCCGAGCCGGCGCCATCGACCGCCGTATCGGGCACCGGCCGCTCGATACTGATCTGTCGATCGAGCTCCCGCGCATCCAACTTCATGATGCCATCACCGGGACGCGATAGCCTTCGTCGATCAGTATGCCGATCGTCGCCGGCACGTCATCGACCGAGCCGCCGTCGAACAGATGCTGCAACAGCATCAGGGCGGCGATCTGGAGCGAAGGCGCCTCCGCGCCCAAACTGTCGTATCCGGCTGTGAACGTCACCTCGACCAGACGGCATGTCGCGAGCCCGGTGACGCCGACGCCGGGGACGATTACGTCACCTCGGACGCCGACCGATGCCAAACCATCCGTCCACGTCACGCCGTCGGCCGAATAGCGCAGCGCGGTAACGCCCCGAACCGGCTCGCGCGGGAGGCGAATGGATGCGGGGAAGCCGTCATAGGTGGCGACGAACGCCCGTTTCGCCACGGAATGGCGGGTGTGACTTTCTACCCAGGCGAGGGCAGCAAGGCGCATACCTGACACCAAAGCGGCCTGCGCTGCCGTCGGCTTCACGTGCTGGTCGACCAGCGCATCCGGCAGGGCTGCACCGCCGTCGAGGGGAGCGGCAGTCAATCGAATGAGAGCCATGCCGCCCGCCCCTCTTACTTGGCCTTCTTCGACGGCGCGTCGGTCGCCGCCTGTTCGTCGGTCCCCGGCTTCTCGTCACCTGCCGGCTTCGCAGCCGCGGCGATCTGCTGCTCGAGCGAGACGATACGCGACTTGAGCTCGCCGACCTCCTTCTCGGCATCGGCGCGGGCGCCATCGGCGGTTGCCAACGCGGTCTTTGCGCTGGCGAGATCGTTGCGGGTGGCGGCATGCGCTTGGCGTTCCGCCTGCAGATCGCCGACGGCCTGATCGAGCGCTGTTGCGAGGCCGTCGCGTTCACCGCTCGTGCTGTCCAGTTCGGCGGTCAGGCGCGTGATCTCGCCAGCAACCGCGACGGTCTGCTGATCCCCCCCGACCAATACGGAATTGCCCGGCCCGGACGTGGCACGCTGCGGCGTATCCAGCCCGAGCGACAATTCGCCGGCCCGACCGCCGACCAGCCCGGCGCGCTGATCGCCGGGCGAAACCACCTGCGCGACCGTAGCCGACGGCGTCAGCGGGTGATGATCCTGATCGACCAGGCCATCGGGAGTGACGTAACCGGCGACGCCGAGGCGGACAAAATACAGTTCGCTGTCGTCCGACCGCTTCACCTGCTGCCCGAGTTTGAATGTTTCGGGCGGCAGCGCGCGCGTCTGATAGTCCTGAAGGAACTTGATCATTGCACCCTCCTTAGCTGACCGTCTGCGCGACGGTGGTCGTCTGGTTCGCCCCGGCGGGGCCGTAGCGGGGGTCGAGGCCGAGAAGCAGCGCAGACAGGAAGCTGGCCGCCCCGCCGACCGTGATCGACAGGCGGACGAACTTGAAGCCGCCGTTCTTATCGAGGTCTTCGGGGCGGATGTTGATCGCGACCTGCTTGTTGTCGCTGGCCGCCTTGGTGAGTTGCGCGATCGCCGAGCCGGCTACGGGCTTGGCGTTGCTGCCCGCATTGTCGGTCGCCTGCTCGACGATCGCATCGACCGTCGCGGCCGCGCCGAGCACGCCGGTGGCGATGATCGCGACGAGGGCG